TATGAACAGAACCTAACGCTTGGGCTGTATCCGTTCGGATGCGTGACTTAGGAGTAAATAAAGACGATTATGTCGTGGCTGACTGGGGCAACGGTGGAAAGATGAATATATTTACAATGCGGGAGGGTGTTGAGGTCAATGGAGAGAAGTTGGCCTTTAATGTTTACCCAGCGATTAAGCCGCGCGGGTCAATCATTGCCGGAATTGAAATAGTGCATGGTTATGAGGTATTTGCCACGGCTGGCAGCGTGAACCTTTGGAACGAATACAACCTATACCGGCGCAAGAAAGGGCTGGAAGATGTCTGGTTACCTGAGCCGGTGGATGCTGATAATCACATTATGGATGCAATTCGATACGTTGCGAGCATGAGAGAGCGGAAGTTATTTTGAATCGTTCTAAATTGCAATGATGTGTTGAAGCGAATGATTTTCTTTGTACCTTTGCCTAAACCAAAACAAACAAATATGAAACAATTTGCATTTCCTTTGAGCGTTAAGTGCGCTAATGTTAAAGAGCTCAACGAGTGTACCAAATTACTTGAATCAATTGGATATAAGTACGGAAGCAAATTACCAAAATTTGATTCATGGTTACTTGTTATGACAAACTTAGGAGGCGTATGTAGTGAATATTCAATGTTGGATAATTCAAGTAGTTACGCAAACGGCCGCCACCACATCGACCACTTCAACCCATCCCTTATCCGCGACATTGCGGCTGCTTGTACTAATGACACGTGGCAGAAAGACGAGTTATGGGTAAGTACTCTTGGTAAACTTAGTATAGTTACAGGTTACGCCGGATTTGATGTTGACCCAAATGGACATCGCCGCCCAACCCTCGCCGAAATCTGCGCCCATCACGGATACGAAATAAAAGGCCGCGACATCGTTAAGAAAGTCGAAACGGTATCGAACTGCGATAAAAGCTACTGTCCAATCGGATTAAAGTTAGCCGAAAAAAGTGAAGATCAGCGGATATTAATTGAGCAAATGGATGAACTGAAATCCAAAAATGACAACCTGAAAGAAAAGCTCGAAGCGATGACAGACGCTGATAATCATGAGTTGGATAGACTTCAACGTAAGGTTGACGAATTGGCCAATAAGTTGCAGCGCAACGACAATCAGCACAAAGAAGAGCTTGAGTCGCTTTACAATAAAGTTGTCAAATTGTCACGCGAAAAACAGGAACTAATTGTAAGAATAAACACACTCACAGCGTTTAACGATGCTTTTCACACTTCCAGACCACTCGAATTTCATCCAACCAATCTTCCTAATATGTTTCAGACAAAACCAGCTGAGTTTTCCGAGCGCGAAAAGAAGCGACTGCTTCGATTAGCTGAGCGCATCGAGCGACTAATCAAATAAATCCAACCAAAGTAAAGAAGCCTCTTAACCGGGGCTTTTTTAATGCTGTGTCGAACAATTATTTTAATTCAGTCTAAATAAGATTTATATTTGTGCCACTAATTAGCAACAAAGTGGCGTTACTTCCTTTCCTAAAGCGCGGCAAAAAGTCAATTAATACGACCTATTATACGATGACGCCCGATATTGTCGGCTCATTTGCGACTGGCTCGCGTGTTGACTGCAAGAATGTCAAAGGCCAGATGAACGCCTATGTTAATTGCCCGCCCGTTGCAACCCTTATCGGAGCAAAGGCAACCGCAGCAAACAACGCTGTATGGTGGTTCGGCAAAGAGGACGGCACCGAAAACCTGAATGGCAGCACTAAATTATTAAAAGACTTATTTGAGCGGCCTAACGAATATCAGGATTGGGATCGTTTCTTTTCGCTGGCCTACATGATGAATCAGCTTTTCGGAAAGGCATACATCTACGTTATTCAACCCGTCGGGCTGGCTCGCAGGTATGCAACTTCGATGCTGGTAATCCCAAATACATACGTCACGCCTATTTATTACGGTAATCAAACCGGAGTGTACTATTACAATGTAGTCATGGGCGGCCAGTCGTTCAAGATTGACCCGGAGGATATGATGGTGTGGAATGATTTTACATTCGACATCAGTCAGACCATGAACTATATGGATGGTCAGAGCCGTTTATTCAGTTTATCCGATCCGGTAAATAATATCATTGCTGCATACGAAGCTAACAATACCCTACTGACAAACTTCGGAATGATGGGTATCGTGTCACCTGACCCGGCTAACAACATTGAGGGGTTGGTTGTGCCGATGGAAGATGACAAAAAGAAACAGGTACAGGACGATCTGCAGAAGAAATACGGCATAATGCGCAATCAATGGCCGTTCCTGTTGACCGGACAACCCGTTAAATATACAGCAGTCGGCAGACCAACTAAAGACCTCATGCTGATTGAAACGATTAAGGACAGTGTACAGGTATTGTCTCAGGCTTACCGTTACCCATTTAGCTTGCTCGGTTACGACAGCACGCTCACATATGACAACGTGCGCATAAGTGAGCGGATGCTTTACAGTAACGCTATAATGCCCGAACTGAAAGGATTTATTTCGGTGTTTAATCGTTACTTCGGCAACACATCGGACAATCAACTGCGTTTTTCGTTTGACCACATCGCATCAATGCAAGAAAGTAAAACAGAAACCGAACAGGCATTGAAGAACGCAGCCGACCGCCTTAGAATAGAAGTTGAGGCCGGACTTACCACACTCGAAGACGCTAAAATAGAATTACAAAATCTGAAATCATGACAGCAAAGAACCACCCATATTTCGGCAGCCCCGTAGTTTACAAAGCTATGGGAATGTTAGACTTCAAAGCCGACAAAGAGAGCCGTAAAGTGTCTTTCTATGCCGCTGCTTTCGGCAATAAGGACAGCGATGGCGACATCATTATCCGTGGTGCATTCGCTAAGTCTATTCAAGAGCACGGTCCCGAAAGTCAGAACATTCAGAAAATAGCTTATCTCTGGCAGCACGACATGAAGAATCCAATCGGGCGCATCACAAAGCTGATTGAGGACGAAAAAGGACTTTATGTTGAGGCGATTATCGACAACATTCCGGAGGGTGACCGCGCTCTCGTTCAGTACGAATCGGGCACTTTGAACCAGCACTCAATCGGATTCCGCTATATGTGGGATAAAGTGGATTATGACGAAGATGAAGACGCGTATATTGTTAAAGAGGTACAGCTTTGGGAGGTGTCAGTGGTTACACTCGGAGCAAATGAAAATACCCCGTTCGCTGGTATGAAGTCAGCGGACAAAATATCTCAGGTTGAGGACTTGAACAAGGAAACAGAAAACCTGTTGAAGTCACTCGACCAAACCTTAAGCTATCGGATACGTCAATTACTTGCTACCTACAAATCACTCGGAACAGCGGAGCCGGATAAAACCACCCCGCCAGTTGAGCCGGAAGTTGAGGAAGTCAAGTCGATTGACTGGATGAAGGTAGCTGAACAAATTTAAAAATCAACAATCAAAAAAATCATCAAAATGGAAAAAACTCCTGAAGAAATCATGGCCGAAAAGCTGAAAGGCTTGGTCACCGAATCAGAGGGCAAAATGACCGCCACACTTGAAGCGAAGTTGAAAGAACTGAGCGAGGGCAATGAGGCCAAATTTGCCGAAATGTTGGAAGCAGCCAAAGCGCAAGGCGAAGAACTGCGCAAGCTGAAAGAAGCAAAGACAACCCAGAACTATGAGACAATCAAAGAAGCTCTGGCAGTTGCTCTGAAAGCAAAATTCAACGGTATGACCGTTGACCAAATTAAGGACAGCATTAAAAACGAAAAGCTGACTATCGAAGTCAAAACTGCAGGCGCGATGACAATTTCCGGCAATGCTACCGGAACCGTTCAGCGCCGGGGCGCTGTCGTTTGGGATGTTGCCCCGAAAAAAATCCCTTTCATCCGCGAATTTGCAACCGTATCAACCACCTCAAATGCTATCCTGCCAGTAATGAGCAAGGCAAACGAAGATGGTGACGCTGCATGGACTGGTGAGGGTGGATTGAAACCACTCCGCGACTTTGACCTCGTTGTCGTAGAACACAGCGCAAAGAAAATTGCCGAAATAGCTACATTCAGCAACGAAATCATGCAGGACGTTGACATGTTCCTTGAGATGTTGCAACTTGACCTTATTGAGCAGATCAACCTCGTGGAAGAAAACGGCATTCTGTTTGGTGTAAATGGTGGAACCGACCCCAATGGTATCACCAAAACCGCCTCAGCTTTTACCCTGACTTCAATCGAAACAACTGACCCCAACGACATGGACGCTATCCGTGCCGCTGTTGCTCAGATCGTTTCTTTGAATCACACTCCAGACGTTGCATTTGTTAATCCGATTGACGCTGCAAACATGGACATGGTGAAAACAAATGATGGTGCTTACATACTGCCTCCGTTCACAACCGCTGAAGGTCTGCGTATTTCCGGCGTTCGCGTCATTGAAAAGAATCAGATCCCGCAGGGTTACATTCTGGTAGGCCAGTTCAGCAAAGCCGAAATCTACGATTACATTCCTTTGACAATCGAACTGGGTTACACCGGCGATGACTGGAAGTACAATCGTATCACCGCCCGCGCTGAAAAACGCATCCATGCCTTCGTGAAAACGAACAACCAGAATGCCTTTGTGTATGACACAATAGCAAACATCAAAGCAGCAATAACCGCCGTACAGGCATAATTAAAAAAAGGAGTAAACACAATGAAAAAGTTAATTTTCTTCTTAGCACTTGCCGCTGTATGTTTTACCGGCTATTCGCAGACAAAAGCTACCACGTTCAACTCTGGAACGTATTACTATGAATTTTCAATGACTGCTGCCGACACTGTCATCCAGTCAACGAATAAATGGTATCAGGTGTTATTGAACAAACCAGAGCCAATCCGTGTTCAGGTACAAATCGACCTCGATTCTGTTTCTGGAAACGGGACTGACACTATTGCATTACAGGGCAAGGTGTTCAGTGGTGATGCGTGGACTACTGTTGACGATACTATTTACTCAGGGACATCGACAGTTACGCTCAGTGGCATATCAGCAGACCTCTATTATAGGTATCTGCGTATTTATGTCGGAGCAACGTCAACCACCGGCAAGAATAAACTGGCTGCTATTAAAGTCAAAGTCTGGAAACTGCACTAATCGTTAAACCCAAAACACCAAATATCAATGGAAACAATCATCAGTACAAATGTCCGCATCGAATGCACCTCAACCGGTAAACTTGCCGATAAAAAAGGCCGTCTGGTCTTAGGTAAAAAAGGCGACAAAATCGTATGCAGCCCTCGAGTTGCTGAAAAGTATGAGAGCAATGGCTGGATTGAACCGGTCGGCAAAGAGGACAAGAAAGCGGATCAGGCAAAAGGCAAAAAATAAACGATGGCCAACTTGCTAACATATCAGTATTTTCTTTCCGGTAGGGCCTCCATAAAAGGCCTTATCGGAGTTGATACTGGTGGCGTCGTTACAGCGAAGCGATCAGAACTTGACAGCTACATTGCGGTAGTCGAAAAAAAGATACTCAAACGCTTGTTAGGCGACGACCTTTATGATGCTTTTATTGCCGGGCTGGCCACAACCCCAATCGCTGCTCGTTGGACAGCACTCAAAGCGCAAATAGTTGATACTACGGCCTTGACTTCACCCCTGACTGCGTTCGTATGGCACATGTGGCTAACGGATCATCAGACTCAGAATATGGCCAACGGTCAAGTAAAATTCTCCGCTTCCGATGCTGTGCCGATGGCTAACGCTCAAATGATTTGCGATGTGTATAACACCGCCGTGGATGAGTTGAGCGTCGTATGGGACTACTTAGAAACCAATGCAGCAACGTACCCGGAATGGGAACAAGAGGCGTTCGATTTTAGTTATATTAATCCGTTCGACATATGAGCCTGTATCTTATAGACATATTAAACGAAGTGACCGAAAAGACCCGCCTTAAGCTGCAACTTGGCTCACTTACCTATGTATTTGGGCCTATGTCCGAAATAGTGGCTAAGTTGGCGCAGTTAGCCAGCAATGCAACGACAGCCGAAACGCTTTACCCTATTGTTGCCGTGGTGAGTGACATTGAAGAAAAGAAAGGCGAAAAGCCCGAACTCGATAGTCATGTCACTTTGCCAGCCGTATTATTTGCCTGTACAACTCTGAGAGAATGGAACGCAGAAGACCGTTATGTTAATTCATTTAAGGTAACGCTGCAACCCATTTATGAGGAGTGGATGAAACAA